TGAAAAGGTGATTTTGGCTGTGCCGTTGATCAGCGTGTAGCTAAGCGTCCAGTCATCTGTTGCCAGATAGTCCGGTAACGTCTTTAACCACTTGGCGGTGTCGCCAGCGATCAGAGAAACGGGTTCAATTAGGGGGATGGGTGCAGCCATAGTGGTGAACTATGGCGGCTGGGGTGTCCGGTGTTTAAGGCAAAAAGGTGGACGGATTTATAAAAAGGCTAAGACTTGATGATTTCATTCAACCGCGAGCGACCCAAACCGTAGCGGCGCTCCATGAGGTGGAAGTGTTCGCCGTTGAGGTAGTCGCGTTTGATGGCGGCGTTGCGGGCGCTGGTGCCCATGCCTGAGCGTTTGCCGATGTAGGGGCGGTCACCACCCCATTGTTTGCGGGCTTCGGCCTCGATTTGTGCGGCAATGGCGGCGCTGAAGCCGGGCGCGAGCGCGATGACGCGGCGCAATATGTCGTCAATGATGTCATTCTCATTGGGTGTGTAGTCTGTGTCTAACGTGGCTTGCTGTGAATTTGGATTGCGGTCTTGTTTTTTTGCAGTTGCTACCATGTTTTTGCGGGTGTGAAGGACTGACGTGGGCGGCGATTTAGGACGGGGTTAACCATCTCCTTCCTATCGCTCTGTTGGATAATTGGGTTAATGCTTGCGTTGGCAGCTGGTGCTTTGATGGCGAAAAGGTCGCCATTCTCAGGCTGTACAGCTTGCTCTAGCTTGGTCCACATGGCGTCGGTGTAGACGTGCAGGTTGAGCATGTGGGTGCAAAAAATGGCGTAAACGGTGCAATCAAGCACCTCATTGCGGGCGCGTTTTGTGTTGACCCATTTGTATTCAATGCCCCGCGCGGTGCGCTGCGGGATGCGGCTTTCAGCGGTGAGCTGGGTGTAAAAGTCTGGCGGCAAGTCTTTACTGAAGTGCACAAAGCCTGCGCCGGGCTGGGTGACGCATAGGCGGCCGTAGATCAAATCTTTGGCAGTATCCGTGCCCACGTACCACAGCCGTACACCACGCTTGAGCACTTGGCCGCGCCAGTTGACGTCTTGAATCGTAGCTTTGCCTTTGACAACTTTTGAGGGCTGCGGGTCACCACGAACAGCAAACACGCGCTGACGCTCACGCTGGCGGCAGTAGTTGTAGCACTGGTGGGTAAAGTGGCCGCCAGTGTCAATGGCGGCAGCTTCGATGCGCATGGCTTGGCCGCTGTGGTGGGTGAAGATGGTCTCGCGGAATTTGTCGAGCTTATCCCACTCGCGCTCGTCTGCGGGGTTGGCGGGTATGACGCTGTAGTCAATGGCCCACATTTCCTCACCCCTGCCAATAGCCCAGGTGGTGACTTCAAACCGGTTGTCTTGCACGTCAACACCAGACACCAGCACCAAGCCACCAAACGGCACGGTGAAGCGGCGGTAATCCTCAGCGCGGCGGCTTAGGGCGTGTTCGTCTGCTTTTTCGACAGTTTCTTCCCACAACTCGCCCAAGGTTTCATTGACAAAGCCTTCAAGCGGCCCCGTCTCACCAGTTTTGGCTTTGGTTTTGGCCTCAAGAAATTCGCGCACAATGTCCGTCCAAGCGCGCTGCGGGCTGTAGGCTGTCCACACATGAAAGGCTATGTGGCGCGGCGGGGTGATGGGGGTCAGTGTTTCGTCAAACCATTGGCTACGGTGGTGGTCGTACCGGTAGCGGCCGCAGGTGCTAACCCATCCCGCGCCAGCGTCCCATATTTTGAGGTAATCAGCCTGTGTGATGTGGCCATCGCAATGCGGGCAGACGTGGCGCACGGTGGCAGGGTCTGCGCCATCCCATTTAAAGCCATGCGACACTTTGGATCCACCCCATTGCAGCGGGTGCTCTGCCTGGCAATGCGGGCAAACAATGTAGTAGCGCATGCGGGCGTCGGCATGGTCCTCGCGGTATTCAATGTGGCTCAAGCCTTTGACGCGTGGGGTGCTGCCGGCGATTAGCTTGGGAAACGGTGCGCCCTCTAGCCGGCCACGTGCTAGGGTGATGGGGTCGGACGACTTTTCGATTTTTTGGTCAAAGCCATCAGCCTCATCCAGCATGGCGACGGCGACGGTGATGCGGCGGTATGCTCGAGCCGCTTTCCCACCCAAGATGTGCAGCACTGAGCCCAAGAAGCTTTTAAGCTTCATCGTGTCCTCTTTACCCCCCACCAGCACTGGGCGCATGGCGGCAACGTCGCGCAGCATGGGGTCAATCTCTGACTTGACAAAGCTGTCACGGTCATCATCGGTCGGTTGCCACAGCGCCTGCTTGCGGCGGCGGTGGGTGGCTGTGTACGCAATCATGGCCAGCAGGGTCTTGGTGTAGCCCACACGCTTAGCCTTACGCACCGTCACCTCTTCAATGTCGTCATTGCTGAAAGCATCCATCCAGCCGCGCTGAAACGGGTAAGCCTGCCACCGCCCCTGCGTGTGGCTGGCCTCGGCGCTCAAAAAGAAATACTCATTCGCCCAAACACTCAAAGTCATAGGCGGCACAGCCAACAAAGGCGCAAGCCCAACCAGCACCGCGTTAAGCACGGCTTGCATGGTGGTGGGCATGGGGTGGCTCATTAGGTGAGTTCCATTTGCTGTTGCTTGTGTAGCTTGGGGTTGTTAGCGGGGGATTTCATTCGCACAACCCATAAATAGAGGTGCAAACAGCGCCATCGTTCTGCATTCGATCTAAATCAAATTGCTTGCCACCGTGGCTTGTTTGTGACCATTCAACCTTGACCCTGATTGTTTGCAAGGCCGACCAATTTGAATCATCTGAAGGCGCGGCAAAAAAGGTAGCGCCGCAACGTTTTGATGCATTTTTAACAGCTATTTCCCATTGCTCAATGCGGTCAATTACTTCTGGAAACCGCTGGCTGATTTCTAAAAGCTCATCTTTTCTGCAATTGATGCACGGCATACAGCCTACGCGCCCCATGCCCATCGCATACAGCGGATTGTGTTTGACATTGTGTTTTTTGTGCATGGCAAAAGCATCTTCTGCCGTCCAGTCCAATATTGGGCGGTAGTTCCAAAGCTCTGCTTGCGTTTCTTTGTGAGCGGATTTAAGTTCGCTTTCAATCAAAAACCTACGGTTAAGTGATTCATCACGCCTTACGCCCTGCCATGAAATAACATCATCACCCAAGTCTAAATGTGGGTTTTGCACCTGTTTGATAATTGGGTTTCGCTTCAATTCCTCTGAACAGAAAGCGGCTTTTGTCGATGGGAAGCGGCCTTTCCAAATGCACATATCAAGAAATGGGTTACCAGTCGGAATAAGTGAAGCTGCCGCCCGTTGAATGTCCGCCTCGGCTACACCTTTATCTCGCCACTTTGTTAAAACGTATTTCCTTTTTCCTGCTATTTGCTTTGAAAAATCAGCCCTTACAGTGCGGATGGGGAAAACTGCTTCATTTAAATAGGCCACATAGTCAAGTGTTATTTGATGTTCATTACCCGTGTCCGCAAATACAGCAGAAAGGTTTTCTGTGTCTCGCTCCAGCGCCAAAAGTAGCAGCGCTGTGCTGTCTTTGCCGCCTGAGACGCTTATGATGTTTTGTTCGTTATTCATGCGTCTATCACCTCGGTTTCAATATCTTGTTCTTCGGATTTGGCAACCACCAGCGCCGACGTGGTGCGGACCCACTCGTTGCGGGCGCTGGCGATGAGGGTCATCACTTGGTCACGGGCTGCGTCTGACAGCTCGGGGCAGTTCTTTTTTAGCTGGCTGGGCAGCTGCTCAAAGCGCTCAACCACTGACTGGCTGGCGGTGGCCAAGACTTCGGACAGTAGGCTGATAGGGGCATATTCACCACGGGCGACAGCATTTTTGATTTCGATACCCATGCGCTGCTCACGCGCAAGGGCGGCGCGTTCTTGCACTAAGTCAAGACCACCAACCTCAGCGCCCAAGCGGCCAGCAGCCTGATCGCGCAGGCGTTCGCAGTAGGCGGCAAGCCATTCGATAGCGGTGCCACCACGGGTGAGAATCCCCTCAGACACCAATTGACTAGCACGGGCTTCGCTGACGCCAATGATGGCCGCGAAGTCCTGCTGTGAAATGGGGTAAGCCAAAGCATCAAGCGC